ATAGTAACAAATGTTAATGGATTTGTAATGAGTGTTGAAACTGAAAAAACAACTAATAGTTTAAAACGAAGAAGAGCTTTAGCTTCTAATTCAAATGGGGTAGTTCTTTTACAAGGAGAATGGTCATTTAGTTCAATTGATCAGATATTAATAGATGAACTTGTATTTTATATTAAAATAAACAATTTAAAAGCATACTAATTAGATATTTATAATCATATGAAAACAACTGATTTTAAAAAAATTATTAAACAAGCTGTAAAAGAAGCAATTCAAGAAGAATTAAAGGATATTTTATTGGAAGCAGTCAAATCTCCAAAACAAGTAGTTAGAGAATCATATGCTCCAACTACTAATCCAACCCAACCTTCTCAACCTACATACACCCCACCATCTATTGACTTTAGATCAAAATATGCAGAAGTATTAGGTGAAACTGCTATGAGTTTTACATCTCAAGATGTTCAACCTTTTCGTCCTCAAGTAAGTGATCCTGTAAATGGTAATTTAGGGGCTGGTGAAGTAGGCATGGATCAAATTATGAATTTATTGAATACTAAATAATGGCATTTAGTCCACAACAAATAGCACCCATTGATTTTGAACCTAGTGTTGCTGTAGGAGTTAACATTCCCTTTAGTGGGGATGCTGTTTTTATTTCAAATTACCAAACTAAAGATGCTATAAAAAATAATTTAATTAATTTTTTTCTTACTAATCCTGGAGAAAGGCCATTAAATCCTTTATTTGGGGGTGGGTTAAGAGCATTTATATTTGAACAAATAACTGAACAAAATTTAAATTTTCTTAGAGAAGACTTAAATGAAAAACTTACTATATTTTTCCCAAATATAACAGTTAATGATCTTATTGTTACTGGACAAAGTGATACTAATCAAGTAACCGTTACTCTTAAATATAGTATATTAAATACTTCCATAACTGATACTTTAGAAATTCAATTTTAAAAATGGCTACTACTAATAGAGATATAAAATACATTAACCGTGACTTTTCAGATTTTAGGCAACGGTTAATTGAATATACTAAAACTTATTTTCCTAATACTTATAATGATTTTTCTGTATCATCACCCGGTATGATGTTTATGGAACAAGCTGCATATGTAGGTGATGTTTTAAGTTTTTATTTAGATAACCAACTTCAAGAAAATTTTATTCAATATGCTCAACAAACAAATAATATATTTGAATTAGCATATATGTTTGGTTATAAACCAAAATTATCATCAGCAGCTCAAGTTTTAATTGATTTTTACCAACAAGTCCCTTCAAAACTTTCAGGATCAACATATATACCCGATTATGATTATACTTTAACTATTGGAGAAAATACTTCTATTACCTCAGAAGGGGGAAGTAGTTTTATTATTCAAGATAAAGTTGATTTTTCTGTTTCTAGTTCTCAAGATCCAACTGAAGTTCAAATATATCAAATAGCAGGAAATATTCCCCAATATTATCTTTTAAGAAAAAGTCGAAATGCTCTTTCGGCTACTATTGAAACCCAAACCTTTTCTTTTGGTGATGTTCAACCATTTACTACTATAAACATTACTGCTAATAATTTTCTTAAAGTATTAGATATAATTGATTCGGATGGAAATACATGGTATGAAGTAGACCATTTAGGGCAAGAAATGGTTTTAGACTCTATAAAAAATACTAATATTAATGACCCTAATATTTCAGGAAGTGGAGTTCCTTATCTTTTAAGATTAAAAAAAGTTGCTAGAAGATTTGCTACTAGAGCCATTTCTAGTAATAACATCCAAATCCAATTTGGAGCAGGTTCACCTTTAGATACAGATGAAGAAATTACTCCAAATGCAAATAATGTAGGTTTAGGCCTCCCATTTGAAAAAGATAAATTAACAGCAGCATATTCTCCAGTTAACTTTCTTTATACAGGAACTTATGGTATATCTCCTTCAAACACTGTTTTAACTGTAAGATATCTTGTAGGTGGGGGAGTTACTTCTAATATAACCGCTAATACTCTTACTCAAATAGATACAGAAAATGTTTCTTTTAACCAAAATAATCTTAATGCAACTACAGCTAATATAGTATTTAATTCACTTTCAACTAATAACCCTACAGCTGCTGATGGGGGAAAAGGAGGAGATACTTTAGAGGAAATTAGACAAAACACTTTAGCACTTATAGCATCCCAAAAACGATCAGTTACAGCTGACGATTATTTAATTAGATCTTTAAGTATGCCTTCTGATTATGGTAATATTACTAAAGCATATATTGAACAACCTAAACTAACTGATAATCAAGTTTCAACTATTGAAACTTTAAATTTATATGTTTTATCCCAAAATGTTAATGGTCAATTAGATTATGTTAATGATACATTAAAAAATAATCTAAGGACTTATATGTCCCAATATAGAATGATTGGTGATAATATTGAAATTAAAAATGCTTTTATTATTAACATATCAGTTAATTTTGAAATAATAGTTCTTCCTGAATTTAATAATAATGAAGTATTATTAGCTTGTATTTCTTCTTTACAAAACTATTTTCAAATAAGTAAATGGCAAATTAATCAACCTATTTTATTACGTGATCTTTATATTCTTTTAGATAGAATAAAAGGAGTACAAACAGTAAAAAATATTACTATAAGTAATAAAGCAGGAAGTATATCTGGTTATTCTCAATATGCTTATGATATTGTTGGAGCAACCCAAAATCAAGTAATTTATCCATCATTAGATCCTAGCATTTTTGAAGTAAGATATCCTAATTTAGATATAAAAGGAAAAGTAGTTCCTTTATAACACCATATTTATAATAAAATATATTTAATGGCTGTTTATAAGATATTCCCTACTCAAGATACTACTTTATATTCTGCTTACCCTGCTATGAATACAGGGTTAAATGCTGTATGCGAAGCTTTTAATAATTTAAATTTAAGTGGTAATCCTGAAGTTGCTAGATATCTTTTCAAGGTATAAATGCAGACACTACCCTACAAATTCTCCCAATTGCTCAATATTGGAATAATGGTACAGGATATTATTTAGATTCCCCACAAACAACAGATGGAGCTTCTTGGGAATTTTCTACATTTTCAGGTTCTAGTATCTGGAGTATGAGTGGATCTACTAGTGGATTTGCTTATACAGGATCATATAATTCATCATTTACAACCCAAGGTGGGGGTAATTGGTTTACTACTTCAAGTTTTTCAGTTACCCAATCTTTTGGTTTACGTTCTGTAAAAGATATAGAAGTAGATGTAAGTAATACTGTTAATGCTTGGTATTCTAGTAGTATACCTAATTATGGATTTATAGTTAAACTTTCTAGTTCTTTTGAATTTTCTTCTGATGAAGATATTCAACCTATATTTAAATATTATAGTGTTGATACTAATACAATATATCCCCCATGTTTAGAATTTAGATGGAGAGATTATTCTACGGTATTAACTGGATCAGCTACTGGAAGTATAGTAACTACTCCTAATCTAAAAATGTCCCTATCTGAAAACCCAGGTACATTTTTCCCAGAAAGTACAAATAGATTTTATGTAAATGTAAGTCCTTTATATCCTACTAGAGTTTATCAAACTGCTTCTTTATACACTAATTTAAATTATCTACCAACTAGTTCATACTATGCTATAAAAGACTTGGCTACTAACGAATATGTTATTAACTTCGATAACGATTATACTCAAATTAGTTCTAATACTAATGGAAATTATTTTGATGTTTATATGAGTGGATTAGAACCAGAAAGATATTATAAAATTTTAATTAAAACATTAATTAACGGTTCTACATTAATATTTGATGATCATTATTACTTTAAAGTTGTAATGGATGAGCGAAAATATAGAATTTAGAAAACAAGTTTATAATAAAGGACAATATACTAAAGTTATAAATACTTCATTTAATGAATTAGGAGTTATATCTGTTCAAGAACAAGTAGCATCCGAACCAACAGTTAATGATTTCTTTAATTTATACAATGAATTATTTTTTGACATCCCAGAATATGGAGAATATAATTCTCATGAATATCTAATTACTAAAAGTAGTGAATATATTAATTTTTTAGGTAACCAAGAAGAAACTATAGCTCTTCAAAATGAAATAGCTCAACTTAGAATTGAATTATTAGCTGCTCAACAACAAGTTATTGAATTACAAACAACAAATCTTCCTACACAATAATGGCTGCAGAAATTACCCAATTATTCTTAGAAGAATTCGACTCACCTTTATATTCTGCTCAAGATTCTGACTTAATACCTTCTTTTGAAGTTAATACGTCTTTAAATTCTGACAGTTATATTGAGTTTTTTATTTATGATTTAAGCAAAAACTTACTTTCTGAAAATTACAATTTTACAGATTATACCGTTACTAATGATGGGCAATCTGAAGGAAGTGATGGAGTATTATCTAAAATAGAATTAAATCCTTCCCAATCTGTTCTTGTAGAAGGTTATAGCCAAGGAGAATTTATTGCATATTATAATTTTTTAGAGAAAAAGATAGGTACCCCTTCTTCTTTTCTTTACATATCCGAAATTTCCTCAGATAGAACCGAATTAAGATTAGATAGTACTTCTATACTTCCTGATGATATTATAGAATTAACTCAAGATTTTATTGCTGAAAGAAATGAAAGTTTATATTTTTTAGATTTTTATTTAAATTTTGGAGAAAATAATTTATTTATAGCTAATAATATAGTTTTAGATAATTTAGATCCTTCTAATCCTACTATATTAGTTAAATTATACGAACCTTTACCTGAAGGTTTTGATATTAATTCTGTATTATGGATTGTAACTTCCTTAGAAGAACCTGTAGTATATAAAGTAGCCTGGGAAGATATCCCTGTAACTTTTATAGATACAATAGGCATTCAAGGTCCTAATTTTAATATAGATTTAAAAGATCAAGTTAATAATTCTACTTTAGAATTATCATACACTGATTTAATTTCTACTTCATTAACTAGCTCTTTTAATCAACTGAATAGTTTACTTGAAGAAAAAGAAATTGAAATTAATGTAGATTACGAAAACTTTTCTAACTTTATTCACTTTAGTTCAGTACAAACAAGAATTGAAAATTTCTTTTATAAATTAAAATTAATAGAAAGTTATTCTTCTTCAATTGAATTATTAGGAACTACAACTAATACATCTTTAAGTAGTAGTCAAGCTATTTATTCTAGTAAAATAGATAATATAATAACTAATTTTGATGGTTATGAATATTTTCTTTATTATAGTGATAGTCCATATGCTTGGCCTAAAGTTAACAATGAAAAGCCATATGAACTATATCAAACTGATACCCCTACAGCGCTAACATGGCTTGGGAGTACAAATTATTCTAGCCCATATTATGGAGGAATTTTACTTTCAGCTTCATTATATGATGAAAATAATAAAGATAATCTTTTATACACTATTCCCGAATACCTCAGAGACGATACAGCAAATGAACCGTATGAATTGTTTGTTGAGATGGTTGCTCAACATTATGATAACATATGGATTTATTATAAAGATGTATCTAATAAATATAATGCTGATAACCGTTTAACTGCTGGAATTTCTAATGATATAGTAGCAGATGCTATTCGTGATTTTGGGGTTAAGTTATATCAAAATAATTTTTCTAATCAAGATTTATACACTGCATTTTTAGGTTTAACACCCAATGGTGCTTTATTTCCTTTTCCTGAAATAACAGGTTCTTTACCTACACCAACAGGATTTGAATATGTTAATACTTTAATATCTGCCTCTAACGATTATATGCCGTTAGATGATGTTAATAAATCGTTGTATAAACGCATTTATCATAACATTCCATACCTGCTTAAAGCAAAAGGTACTTTACCTGGTTTACGCGCCCTTATTACTTCATATGGTATTCCTGATACAATATTAAGAATTAATGAATATGGAGGGAAAGATAAAGTAGATTCAAATGATTGGGATTATTGGCAAAATGAATTTAATTATTCATTTTTTACTAATGATAATTTTATCTACACCCCCTGGGACCTAAACCTAGACTGGAATTCACCTGATAATGTACCTTCAACTTTAGCTTTTAGGTTTAAAACTAATGGTTTACCTACATCAAATATCCCATATTCCCAAAGTTTATGGTATAATGATTCTACTTCAGCCCTTACTTTAACATACACCGGCTCAGGTTATATTAGTAGCTCTTATAGTGGTTCTATAATAGATCCATACTACCAATATGCTACTTTAACTTTTTATCCTGATTCTACTAATTACCCTAATTCTACGGCGAGTGTTTATCTTCCATTTTTTAATGGAGACTGGTGGTCAACTATGGTAACTAGAAATGGGGATGATTTTGTATTACATGTTGGGAATAAAATATATGAAGGAGGAGATAATGGAACATTATTAGGCTTTTATACTTCTGCTTCTATAAATGAAGACTCAACAGCTTGGACTTTACCTGGCCAAACATCCCAATTTGCAAGAGCTAACATTATCTCTGGAAATATTTATACTGAACTAATATCGGGTTCCCTCCAAGAAGTTAGATATTATACCACTGTTTTAAATGAAAATGTGTTTAAGGATTATATTATGAATCCTTATTCAATTGAAGGGAATTTATTAAATAATGGACCAAATGAACTTGCTTTTAGAGCATCTTTAGGAGGTGAATTATATACTGAATCAATATCAATACACCCTAAAGTAACAGGATCTTGGGCTGTAACAAATTCCTTTACCGGAGATAGTAACTTTATTATCCCAAACCTCCCAATATTTTTACCAAACGTAGAATATTTCTTTTATGATCAACCTGTAGCAGGTATAAAAAATACTGTTAGTGATAAAATTAGATTAGAAAATAATTCGTTACCCTCCGGAAATACTTTATCACCTTTTAGAGCATTATCTCAAACAATAGCTGCTAGTGCAAGTTATACCCCAAATATAAATTATCTTGAAGTAGCATTTTCTCCTCAAAATGAAATAAATGAGGATATAATGGATCAACTTGGATTTTTTAATATAGGAGATTATATAGGTGATCCTGCTTTTAGATCGTCTCGTTTAAATTCATACCCTAAGTTAGATAATTTAAGAAATGATTATTTTGAGAAATATATTAAAAATTATGATCTAGTTGATTTTATACGTTTAATAAAATTCTTTGATAATTCATTATTTAAGATGATAAAGGATTTTGTACCTGCACGTACAAGCCTTGCTTCAGGAGTTATTATTAAACAACATTTACTTGAAAGAAACAGATACCCCCAACCTCAAATGGAATGGGAAGATTTAGATATCTCAGGCACTGTAGCACCTCAATGGAATGATTACAACCCAGGGACAATAGAAAATTTTAGTGGTGGTACTGGAGGTTCATTTGAAAGTTATAATTATGTAGAAAATATTTCCCAAAGTTGGTATGAAAACATAAATACACCTTTAGGTGAAGTAACTATATTTCACAATTCCCAAGAAGAATTTTATGATGGTGAATTTAGTGGGTCTGTTATTTTAGTTACAACACAGAGTTTAGCTCAACCATATACATTAGAAAATGTTTCCCGCAATTATAAACATGTATATTACTATGAAACAACTAAACCCCCAACAACTAAATTTTACAGTAATTTTTTAGATCCTTATACTGTTCCTAAAAATGGTGAGATTTTATTTTATAATTATGTAAATGAATTTGTTATTGGAACTCCAATACTTAATAAATATAAGACAATAGCTATAAAAATAGCTAAAACCGATTGTGATGGGAATAACAATAGTTTATCTTTAGGACAAGTAACAAAACTTAATGTTTTTAACCCTAATAAAGGTGTTATATATCCTTCAAATTCCCCCCTTCAATATGATGAATATGATATTATTAGTATAAATGAATATTCAAGTTATTATATTTACCTAGTTAATGAATCTTGGGATATTTTAAGTAATATAGGTCCTATAGCTGACCCCCATGATAATCAAGTATTTGATTATACTGTTTCTTCATCAATAACTTCTTCTCAAAATATTGGAATTAATATAGGTCTTTCTGCTAGTTTTTCTAATAAAATTGATCCTTGGAGTGAAGTACTTACAGGAACAAATCTTGCACATTATGGAACCCCCTATTTTAATACATCATCAGGGATATTTGCTTTAGAAAATACACCTAATGTTCCTTTAATCATAAGTGCATCTGTTACTACTAGTGGTTCTACTGGGGGTACTTTTCAAATAATTGTAGCTGGACAAGAAAATTTTTCAATATTAAGTGAAAACTCATATCTTTCTGGCCCTAACATAACCACAAACCTTACAGCTTCATATTATGGATTACAAGAAGATAAAGTTTATTTAAGAATAACTAAAGGCCTCCCAGGTCAATCTTCAACTCTTAAATCTGCAAGTTTATATATTTACCAATCATGGGATAATTTTACTTTAGATACTTTTTATGGACCTTCAACTGCTAGTTGTCTTCCTACTTTAATTGAACCTTATATTACTACTCCTAATTTTTATAATAGTGACCAAAATGCATTTATTAATAATGCATTTGAATTAAGACCCAATACTTTAAATTATCAAGATATTGATTACAACTCAGGAATGGTTACTCCTACAAATTTTGGTCTTTTAATAAGTGGTAGTGCTTTAAGAGCTACTGTTCAAGATTCAAATTATACTACTAAAAGACATACATTGCCTAGATATGAAGGAAGTAGAACAACATCACAACAATTAAATAGATGGAGCCCTTTAGATGTTGGCACTTATGGTAAAACCCCTGTTATTGAACTTGATAAAGTCTATGTAGCCTACTCAGATACTATAGGAGGATATGCTCCTGAAAGGATGGATACATCTGCAGTAGCTATTAAATATTTAATAGATAGAAATGGAGATGTAATTATTCCTAACACTACCCCATACTCATTAGAAATAGCCCAAGGAACATTTATTACAGGTGATCAAATATCTATTACCTCAGATAATATAGGATCTGGTAAAACATCATCACGAAAAATTATTAGAGGAGGACAAAGAATAGAACCTATACTTTATTCCCAAGTAGGCCACTCCCCTGCATCTTGGGTTAATAATACAACAATAAGTATGTCATTTACTACAGATTTTGTTTCTGATCAAACAAGTGTAGGAGATTATCAAGCAACTTCTAACCCATCAACTTCAATCCCATGTGTATATCAAGATGGTAACTTTGCAGGGTTAAACTTTAATAATAATGTATATTTAGGTGCAGGGGCTTCTCCATGGCCATTAACTAATAATGGTTATACTGTAACTCAAAGTCTTATAGATGAAAATATAACTTTGAATGTTAAAGTTAAAATACAAGCTTATGTGGAAGCCGGGACACTTGGGGCTCAAACTCATTATATTATAACCCGTATAGTTAGAGTTAGAGGAGCAGAAGAAGTAGTATTAGCAACAGATATTAAAACAGCAAATTTAGGATCATATCCTGAACGAGTTACATTACCTGTTATTAATCTTAGTACTTCTATTTCTCCTCAATCTTTACAAGGTGGAGATGTAATCCTAATTAAAGGTAAACATGAAACCTCCACCTACGGCATCCCAGTCCCAAGTATTATATTTTCTGCAGGAGCTTCATCTTTTAAAATTTCCCAATCCCCCACCCCAACAGGTGTAGTTGTTACTTCTTCTGGGACAAATACTATGTGGGGATACCCTGACAATACTAAATTATATGCTATTACCGCATCAGCATCTCCACTAAATGATTTTTTTGATAATGGATTTAGACAAATAGATATTGCGGGTTCTGGATTTAATCCTATAACTTTACCTTACTCAATAGAAATAGGAGATGAATTTAGATTTGAAGGAAATGAAGGAAATACATTTATGGTTAAAAAAGTATATGATACTGATATATA